AGCATCATCAGGATCATAATTAGTGGCCATTAATACCAAACCAGCACCAACATTAGAACCACTAGCAGTATACTCACGAGTACGCCAAATCAAACGAAGATGATTTACGCGATACTGTTCATACACAGCAGCAATTTTACTAAAAATTGGAAACATAACCGAATTACCAGGATTAATAAACAACGAATTAGCCAATGTAAACGCCACTGTACCAGTGACATTAGCAATCTTCTCCATACGTCGGTTAAACACTTGTTCCTCAATAGCATCATTAGTAATTACCTCACTAGTATTGATACCATCAGAGGACTGTGTCATACCACGAAACGTAGCAGAGGAAACATTAATATTACGGTTTCGACGCTTCTTCTTACCTACACGCTGAGGTAGAGAAGCAAATTGTGCAATTTGTTTACGAGCAGTTTGCATCTGCGTTTGTTTTGAACCATTACCACCTTTACGTTGAGCAGCACGTCGTTGACGACGACGTTTACGAGCAGCACGTTTAGCAGCAGTAGCCATAATGAATATTAAAGTATCAGCAATAAAAATATTACAAAAACCAGAAGAGAGAGAGAAATATAAATTCGGGGGAGAAAATGAATTTATGTATGAGTCGCGACACACATCTACAGAACACTGTAAAACAGCGAGTTCTGCCGAAGCAGGAGTAGCACTTAAGTCCATACTTTCAGCCCCTGTATAAATTTCCCAAATCTCACGATCTGTATTATAATTCTTCCAAGCCAAATCAGTAGCTTCACTCGCACCAATAGGATACTTAACACGCAAATACTCAACTAAATCCATAAACCAATTTCTACAATCCTCGCACGCAAAAGTCTCATTCCTAAGACCACACACACGAACAATAGTATTGGCAACAGTTCCATGGGTATTATAAATCAGCATGTTAGTACGCATCTTCTCACAATCAATACAAGGTAAATACATACCATAACCTAAAGAAGGAATATTACACATCTTGAAACTATGACCAAG